TAAATTTCATTTGCAGTTTTAGTTTTAGGTACAATATTTTACATAAAATATCCGGACCAAAACAATTATTTAAAACAATAATATGATTAAGTATCAATCTTTCCTTTAAGTCGCCATTCTCAACATATCTAGTAATTAATTTTTTTATATATTTAATTCTGTTTAAATCTTCTACAAATTCTTCAGTAGAAACATATCGAGAATTATCATAATGTTGAGCGCAAAATAGTAAAAAGTTATGATCTGTCAGTTTTTCATTGTTCATTTAATATTAATAATACGTTGCTGCATATTTAAGTAAAACGTTAGATGTTGCTGCCGAGTCTCTTCTCAAGAAAAGAGTTACTACTCCAGTAGACAAATTTACTGATGGGGTAGAATCAAATCTTATTTTGTTCGAACCAACGTCTGCTACACTAACCGATGAACATGCATCAGTGCTATTAGCTGAACAAAAAATTTCACCAGTCGTAATATCACCTGATGTGACATCAACCGCATGAAATTTCACATCAGCTGCGTCTGTGTTGAAAGTAAAGAAGGCAACAGGAGTTGTGCCATCTGAAGTAATTGTCACGCTATTACTTACTATTGTTGAATTAGGAACAACAACAGGCAATAGCGTGGCAATTGAGTTTGCTAAATTACCAGCAGTAATAGTTCTTACGCTTGCATTAGATGCAGGACTTCGGAGGATCAAAATCCTATCAGTACTTGCTGCATTAGTAGTAGTCGGTAGTTCCGATACTTTTTTACTATTATCTGCCATAATTATTATACCAATCTATTATGAATCGTGTAGAACTGTGTCGTCAGCACCATCAGCTGTTGTAGCTGGAGTACCAAAGGCAGCTGTTTGAGCACCAAGAGATCCCATGGCTACCAATGTTTCCATTTGAACACGACCAGCGCGACCACCAGTGCCTTCTGTACGAAGAACCCAACCAGCGTGAGCAGCGCCCTGACGCTTTGCACCAGTTACGATGACAAGACCAGTAGCAGTGTCGCCGCGAATTGTGTGAGTTTCTCCAGAAACAGTTACTCGGGTGTCAACAATGTTAACATTTGCACCACCAGCAGATTCTGAAAGAGCAATTGTAGATGTATTAGCAAAAGAAACATAATAAAAAGTATTACCAGTTAGAGGAGCGATTGGTGTGTTAGCTGTTGGAACAGAATAGAACAAACGATCGCCAACCTGCAATCTAGAGTTGGCAGTAGAAACAACCAATGTGTCAGTTGTGTTACTGAAACCAGCTGAGTTTGCAGTGATGTTAATTGCAGCAGGAGCAGCAATAGTGATTGCTGGTGTTTCAGCGATGCCAGTGATTGACTGGTTTGAAGTTAATGCAGTTACGCGACCAAGAACAACAGTAGCATTAGCAGCTGAAGTGTTAGTTACGCCATTGGCAAAAGTAATAGTGACAGCGGCTGCAGTGTTTGATGCATAACCAGAACCAGATCCTGTTACACGCCAAATACCGTTTGTTGAACCAGTTGTTAAGCCCATTTCTGCTGCGTCAACACCGAAAACACCGACAGCCTGTCCTGGAATGTAAGCATTTAAAGTAGTATTTAAATACATACTTACATCAACGTTGGCTCTAGAGCCATCTGATGTGTTACCGAAGTGAGCGTTAGCACCATCGACGCGAACTGAAGAGTTACCGCCTCCAGACTTAACTAAAGCATGAGTACCGATTGGTGCTCCATTTGATGATTCAACAGTAGTAGTGCTATTAGCAGTTACTGCTTGATCGTTTCTACCCCATAATGGCATTTCTTATTTCCTCCTAGTGAGATAATTTCTTTGTATTTATTAGTTTAAAAATCTTCAATCATGTCTCTTAAATAATGAGATTTTGTATTAATACGCCTTATTAATTCACCATCTTCTTTATGACGATATTTTTGTTCTTCTGGCGCAACAACTTCTACTATTTCTTCGACTAACTTTTCTTTAGCTTCTACTATTTCTTCGACTAACTTTTTTTTAGCCAGCTTTTCTTTAGCTTCTTTCTTGATAGAATCTAGTGTGGATGGTCGACCATCCACACTAGGAGCAGCTACACTTATTATTGGCTTTTGATGCGCCTTAATAATTATATTTCTGGCATTAATAGGCATTAGATTTTTGGTAATGTAATCTTATTTGTGTTTGCTGGATCAAGAGACTTACCAGAATGTTTTTCAACGAATGCCTTAGTCATAGATTCCTTATGAGCTGGCTTTTCTGTACCGTGGAAAGCCTTATAGAAATCATTAGCAGCCTTTTGTGGTGCAGAGAATTCCATAGTTTTTGGTGTTGATACAGTTTTGCCATCAACCTTTGATGTTGTATAACCAGTGATGTGTTTTAGTTTGTAGTTGCCTTTGCCGTCAGAAAGACCAAGCTTTTCAGCATTTCTGATTTGATCAACAACGTGTGTTACACCACCAGTTGTACCGCTACCAGAACCATGCTTAGAACCAGACTTACTGCCCTTTGGACGACCACGACCACGCCTTGCTTCTTCTTCAGCAATAGCTTCGTCAGTCAATGTTCCTGATCTGCTAGCTGTAGAACCAAAAGCATTTGGTGAATAATCATCTGGAGTTGGAGCAACTGGACCTTCAAGGATAGCAGCCATGTGTGCTAGTTCTGCTTCAGAAAATTCAACTTCTTCTTTAAACCTGTCATACGCCTGATTTGCTACTTGTTGATTCTTTTTGGCATTTTTTACATCACCATCATCAGCCGCTTTCATTAGACGGTCCACAGCTCTTTTCTGAACTTTGCCAAGAAGTTTCTGACCTTTCTTGCCCTGATAGCCTTTAAGTTCATCAATCTGTTCAACTTCTTCCTGTACTGTCATAAAGTGAGTAACGTGAGCTTTACCACCCTTCATATGAATAGAGTGAACCTGACTCTCAATTCCGTCGTTGTGTGTAACGAAGTGCTTACCATCCTGCTTATCAAATGTAACAGTACCCTTGCCCCACATTTTCTTTACGTGATTGGCAATTGCCTTCTTGTGCTCAGCTGGTAAACCACCAGCAGCTTCGTCGATGTATTCAACTTCTTCGTTCTTCAATGCGATAGAGCTTTTTCCAGTATTCTGATATACCTTTGATTCTGGTTTCTTATAACCAGCAACAGCATCAGCAACCTTGGCAATTCCTTGACCATAAGCAGCGCCAACTCCCTTGGCAATCGCCTCAACGCTTCTTAATCCGCCTGCACGATTTGCTGCATCTTTTGCAGAGTCAATCATGCTGCGCTGACGAGATCCTGGCTCACCAATTTCTTTATTTGTTTCGCGCTCACGTTCCATTGATTTTGCTACATCAGCAGGAAGATCGCCCTTTGGTGATGGTCCTTCTTCCTTTTCTTTCTTTGGTTTTGCATAAGAAGGAGCTTTAATTCTCATTGAAGAAGGAGAAGTTACATCTTCCTTCATTGCATCAGCAATTTTCTTACGACGATTGTGTAGGTAGCTATCGGTTTTATCCTTGTCGCCATCGTTGTCGATGTCTTCATCTTCCTTGCCAACTGGATCAAGTTTCTTTGCTTTCTTAGCTGCTTCGAAAATGTTTGATGTGTTTAGTGATTGAAGCTTCATGAAGGCTTCGATAAGCTTATTTGACATTTCTGTTGACTCCATTCTGTCTCTATTGTAGTTTAAACGACGTTTTAATTCTTCTTCTCTTTTAGCTCTTTCGACAGCATCAGGATTTGTCATAAGTGTAAATCCTGTTTTACCTCCTGAAAAATTTGGAGCAGCTGGTTTAACACTGCTGCTGCCAGCTACACTGCTGCTGCCAGGTTCTCTTGCCATTATTCTAGAAGTTGTTCGGTCATTCAAAGCTTTTGCACCAATAGGATTTTCTCTTCTCATTTTATTAAAGCCTTCTTGGCGTTTCATATGAGATAAAGTTTGATCGCCTACGATGCCATCAACTTTTAAATTATATTTTTTTTGATAATCCATAACAGCTTTTCTGGTGTTATCACCATATTGTTTGTCTGCTTTGATTCCAAGTTGTCTTTGAACATATGAAACTTGATCGCCGCTTGAACCAACTCTTAGATTGCTAGTAGAAGTTCCAACTTTCATCTGTGGTGTAGAAGTGTCGAACTTTTTATACTGAGACTCATAATTAGAAGCGGCAGTTGTCGGATTTTGATTAGCCTTATACATGTCACCAGCTGCAGCTGCTTGTGTTACAATAGGCTGAGTCATCTGCGAAGAACCAGAAGTTGCTGCTGCTGGCGCGCTTGCTGCAGGAGGAGCTGCTGATTGTTTATATCTATCAACTCCAAGGTTTGCAAAATTTGAACCTGTTTTAGTCAAATCTGCCATTGATTTTTGTACACTTAATCCAGTTGCATCATATCCGGTGCCGCTAGCATTAACACGTTCGCCGCTAATTGGCATAGGACCTTGTTGTTTAATTGGAGTTACTCTTCTAGTTAAATCTTCATGCAACTTCAAAAATGATTCAATTAGTGGATTTTTAGTTTCTTTGCTCATATCAGTTCTCGTCTAATTCTGGGTGTTTAAGTTTAGGTTTTAAAATTACTGTTGAATCTTTTTTGTCAGCAATTACTTTACGAACAATGTTAGCTCTTTTAACATTTTCGTCAATAATTTTCTGCTTTATCTCAGCTTGTTTAGTTACTCTAGTTTTTCCACCAGGACGTGCAACGTTTTCTATATATCTACGAACGTTGTCGGCGTCATTGGATTCACCGAAATTGACATAATCCTGAGCATAGTGCAAATAAGGTTTTGAAGGAACATTACCTTGTAGACCAGAAATTGTTTGTGGATTGATTCCTGGAATTGAAAGACTGAAAGGCATACGTTTTCTGTTTTGTTGTTTTTCTTCTTTTTTTCTATTTTGCTCTTTTTTCTTATTTTGATTCGCTAGATTTTCTGATGCTTTAGCTGCAGCTGCATTTACTGCAGTTTGTTTTGCAAGAGCGGGTTGTGCAGCCACATCTGCAGAAGGTGAAACTGCTGTTTGACCAACAGGTTTTGTAACTGCAGCCGTTTGTTGTCCTGGAGTTGCAACAGTTTGTGGTGCAGCAGCTGGCTTTGTTACTCTGTATGGAACAACATCCGGAGGTGTATCTCTTTTAGGTGCTGGAGGCGTTACAGGTTCAGGAATTTTTGGCGCAGGTGTGACATGCGGAGGAGTTTCTACTTCTCTTTGCGGTTTCGATGGAGCTGGTCTCCAAGGCACATTTCTACGATCTGGTCCTTTTTCTCTTCTTATAGGAGCTCTTTGTGGTGGACCAGAAGGTTTTGGAGTAGGAGGCTCTATTTTAGGTACAGCTGCTCCTGTTGGTTTTAATTGAACCACAGAAGGTTGATCGCCACCAAGTTTCATAGAAGTACCACCATCTCCTTTTGGCATAGGAACAACGTTTACACCTGAAACGTCAGAAAGCGTTTCGGGTTTTTTCTCTGCCTTTGGACCAGTTGGACCTCTTGGTCCAGTTGGTGGAGCTGCAGGTGCTGCAGGCGCAGGGCTAACACCCAAACGATCATCATGTCTTCTTAGTTTTGTAGAAGCAGAAGAAGATGGTTCTCTTGCTGAAATCGACACTCTCGCGCCAGTTTGTCTTGCATTAATAGTTCTTTGCTGAGCAAAAGGTTGATATGTTGCCTTGCTTTTATCAGCTGGTGGTTTAATCTCTGCTGTTGGTGTTTCTGTTTTAGGAACTTCAACTTTTGGAGCTGTCTCTGCTTTAGGAACTTCAACTTTTGGAGCTGTTTCTGGCTTTGGAAGCATTTTAGCTTGGTCTGCTTGTTTTAAAACTTTGTTACCAAATCTACCCAATAACGCACCACCTGCCAATGGCAAAGCTACTCCAGTAGCAAATTCTTTTGCTGCTTTTAGACCTTCGCCTCTTTTAGCTAATTCTCTAGCATCCATATAACTTCCAGCAATATCAGTTGCTCCAAAAGTTAATGCGCTGGCAGCCTTACCTATCTTTTCAACTCTTTCTCTTGCTTCTTTTCCACCACCATAAATTTTTTCAATTGCTGAAGAAAGTTTTTCTGTAGGTAATGGTTCTCTGCTAGTAATTTCGCCAGTAGGTTTCATACCTGCAGGTAAATTACCACCAACGACTTTATCTTTATCGCTTTTCTTTTTAGTAGTTGTTTCTGAGGCAGGATCCCAAGATTCTCCTTCCTCTTCTTCTTTCTTTTTTGTTTGTTCTTCTATATTTTCTTCACTCTTCAAACCATGTTGAACTTTATCTTCGCCACGTTGAGCTAAAATTGTTGCTGTTTTCTTAGTTCCAGGATGTTCTTCTCCCTTTGGTGGAGAAATAACACCAACTGGCTTTAGAAAAGAACGTGGAGTTCCTTCTGGTTTATCTTTTCCAGAAATACCAATAGATTCTTTTACTATATTTCTAATAGCATGCTCTAAGCTTGTGTATTTCTTATCCATTAGCTTTTACCTTTTGCTATAGCTCTTAACATCCAACCATGTTTTTCATGGATGTCGATGCGCTCTTCTATAAAATTTACTATACCAATCTTATTTGCTTTTTCAGCTTGCTCGTGAGCAGTTGTCAAAGAAGCTAAAACTTTCTTATTGTCTTCTTCAAGTTTACGGACCATGTTTATAGCGGTTGGGATATTTACTTCGTCTGAAATAGTTGCTAACTGGTAAAAACGACCGAAAGATGCTGGTGCATATTCATCTAGTGTACGGATGTGTTCAGCAACCAAGTCTGTTGCTAACCATGCTTCATTATACAAAGTAGCGAAGAATGCGTGATAGTCGTTAAAGTTTTCACCCTCAACATTCCAATGATAGTTGTGTGCTTTAAGATAGAACGCAAAAGTATCTGCTAGAACCACTTTCAACGAATCTGCTAGTGTATTATTCTTTTCTTTAGCCATATTAATCTCCTCTCATAGAAATCAAATCATTTTTAGGTTTCTTGTAAATCGTAGTATTGTTCTTTGGTGGCAAAAGATTGCCCTTACTACTTCTTTCAACATCAACCGTTCCAGGAAGAGAAGTTTTTTGCTTTTTTATTTCTTGTTTCTCGCGATTAGCTTGTTCCCAATCAAGTTCTTGTTGGCTAGAAGCTGGCTTTGCGCCAAATCCCCATGTATATGCAGCATAAGGTCTAATAGAATTATCTACTCCTTTTTGATAACTATCTGAAGAAAAGGGCGAAAAAGGAAAATTAGCTAAGTCATAATCTAATGTGTTTAATTTCGACTTAGTTTCTTTCTTATCGTTAGAAACGAAACCTTTCGCTGGCATATCTTCTTTAAAAAATTGCTTGAAACTTTTCATTTAGCAATCCCAAGCTTTACGAGACCAATAGTTGGCGCTTGTTGTATTAGTTAAATTACCTTGACCGCCTGAACGAGCGCAATATGAGTCTTTGTTGCTCTTAATATGCTTCTTGATAGACATTGTCTTGCTACCAAAGTTTACCTTTTGTGCCTTGCCATCGCCGTCCGGATCAACATAAACCTTAGACTTCTTAACGTCGCCCTTCATTGGCTTGTTGAGAGGAACTGTCTTACCCTTGTAAGTGGCTTCAGCTATAACTTTTTTAATAGTTTGTAGGGTTGATTTTTTCATTTGACCTGGAGTATCGCCCTTATAGACGTTTGTTAATGAAGTTGTACCATCAAATCTTGATGATGGGTTATTTTTGTTTTTGGAAACTTTTTCTGCACCAGTGTACTCGTCACCATACATTTGACGATATTTCTTTGTGTGTTTTGACTCTCTTGTTTTAGCGGTTGCATCACCTGGAGCTTTTCCGTAAGCAGAAGGGTCATCCCAATGCTTTTCTCTACCTTTTGCAAAGTGTGCAGCACGTGCTTTGTCTGTTCCTTTTTGACCAGTCGTGTACTTCTTTGGCAAACCAGTTTCTTTATCTTTTGGAACTTCAGGCAGTTTTTCTTCTCTTAAATCTTTATCAGCGCCGTGATATGTGCCTTTGCCTTTAGTAATATATGAATTCACACGAGCCATACCCCACTGCTGTGGTGTAGTTCCTGGACGATGACCAGTTCTCCAAGCAGCGACGCCTCTAGAATACACTTTCTTCAATGTTCCTAAAGAAACTCCTGAAGCAGCAGCCTTCTTTGCTAAGGCTGACTCTGATTCGTCTAGCTCATATTCTTCATTTTGTGCTGATTTAATTTGCTCTCTAGTTGGAGCACCCTTTGATCCTGGCTTCCTCATTTTTTCACCAGAACCAGCCTTGATTCTGGCACGCTTGGCGTGGATATTAGCCCATAAACCCTTTCCGCCCTCTAAAAGGTCAGCGTCTAATTCGGTGGCGTATCCACCAGCTATGAAGGAGTTAACTCGGTCAAAACCAAACTGTTCAGGGTTGCCTGTGAACGATTCGTTCCAAAGGTTGTAGCCGCGAAGGTAGATCTGTTCTAAAACCGCAATCGAGTATCCAGAGCTTTGTGACTTCTTGTACAAAGCTAGTTTCTGCTTATCATTCAATTCTACCATCGGAGTTTCCCTTTAGGCTTATCCGTTTATGTTTATGCGAGTTTGCCGATAGCCTTATCGCGGTTTACTATTATTTATAATAAAACTTATCTTGAAACTTCTTCCCAGTCCATAGATCCGTAGACACTCTCACCATTAGTTTTGGCTGCCAACACAAGAGAGATTTCAAACGGCGTTCCCGTAAAACTGTTTCTTTCTAGCTGAAATTTAAATAGTGCTTCTTTGAGAATATCCACAGACGCGCTGGTGCTTGCCGTTGATGTAAAGTAACCAGATGCAAGGGTTCTGCCACCTGAAGTGCCAGTGCCTGTTATGTTATATTCAACAGCACTATCATCACCTGCACTTACCCATGTTCCGCCTGTTGTAGTGGTGCTTGCTCTTACCTGCCAGTTGAAGTTACTTGCTGTGTCAGCGATACAAGATAATGCAGTAAGAATTACTACAGCATCTAGTGAGGTTGCTTTTAGTCTTAATGAAACAATTGGGTAAAATGTTCCTGCTGTAGCCAAACTACGTGCCGCAGTTATTGGAGTACCTATTGCTTGCTGCGAACCTCTAAGTTCGTATCCACCTTCAGAGATTACAGATGAGCAGACTTGTTTCATTAAGCTGCTATTAGCAGTTGTTCCTGTGTTTCTAATTTCGTAACGAACAGGAAGTGAAGCAGTCGTCATGTAAGTAGATGTAATGTAATTTGCATGGTGAAAAGAGTGGCAATGAATTAACTTACCATCAATAACAAAACCACAACGAACTGAACCAAGACCCAACCATTCAATATCATGGAATACGATCTGCGCCTTTGACATATCCAATGTTGCTTTAGAAGGACTAGATGCAACGTTGCCTAGTAGAGTATCAATGTTCCAATTTGCCTGTTCTGCTCTTATTTCGACTACATTACCGTTTGAATATGAACGTTCAACAAACGCAATATTGGTGCCATTAGCTTCCAAATAGATACCGTTGTTATTACCAAAGTAACCAACTCTTTGTCTTAGGTTTGCCTTTGGTGGTGACATAACAACTGTGTTTAATATCTGCAATGACTTACCAGGCTGATACGAAAACACCTTGGTTGTTTCTCTAATAATTTCAGCACCAGAAGTTGTCGGTAAATTGAGTTCAATCAACCCTGCATTAGCATTAAAATTATATGTTGTTCCGGCTGAGTTTGATGTTGACCATAAACCGTTGTCTTTATAACGATGTGAAGAATCAAACAACGTTAGTGGTTGTGAAACTCTTGAACGACCAAATGCGTCAACAGCCATACCTGTAGGATTTGATGGACCTACCAAGTTGCCATATTGATCTGCAAGCATGACAACTTCAAATATTGTTGTTCCATCTTTTAAATATTGGTGAGTATCTTTACGAAATTGTGCCATGTTTACTTTGCTCTTCTTTTAAGCGCGTCTATTAATAAAGGATTACCATTTTCGTCATAGTCCCAATAAGTAAGAGCTTTTTCTCTACTCATTTTTGGTTGGTACTCTTTGAAACCAATAATTTTAGATAATTTGTTCTGACTATTACTTAGTTCTTTTGATAAAGATTGACCTGTTTGATCTGATGCTACGGCATTAGTGTCTGCATATCTGGCAAGTTCGTCATTTGTTGCAGCAGGATTACCGCTGTTAAACCCTAAACCACCAACAGCTGCTGTTGTTGTTTCATTTAACTTCATGCCTTTTCTAACATCATTGTACATAGCAGTTTTGTTTCTATCACTCATTGAAGATGGAGCCATAGACTTAAATGCGCCTACGTTTTTACTCTTAGCAGCATCTCTCATTTTAGAGGCTGAATAACCAGCAACGCTTTCACTCTCATCTCTTGCGCCTCCAGCTTGAGCAAAGTTAAGTTTCATGTCATAGAAACCATGTGGTCCTTTTACGCCATTATATTTCTTAGCCATTTCTCCCATCGCGTCTCTATCAGACCCACCTACAATAGTTACTTCTCTGTGCCCTTCATTATATGCTCTGCTCAAATGGTGAAGTAAGTTAGGTTGTGCTGGTGAAGATGTACTAAAATTTACCCCAGGAAAAGCACTTCTAGCATGCTTTAATTTTTGCTCTGCAGTTAATGGATTTTTCTTTGGATCATGGCTGTGAGAAAGTATTATCTCATGATCTGCATTGTTACGCTTTGCTTCATCAGCTACCTTTTTAACAACAAGACCATGACCTTGATGGATTGGATTCATTCGAACAAAAGAAATAACTTTGGCTTCATCTAAAGATTCCGCCATGGCTTGTCTCTCTTTAGCTAGTTGACTTTGTTTTCCTTTAAGGAAATTTTGCCTAGAAAACTCTTCACGGTCAACAAACTTAGTCATGTTACCTTTCTTATCAACAGCAACACCGCCTTCTGGACCAGTAGCCTCTCCACCGATAGAGTGCATAAAAGGGTTATTTTTAGCCATTACATTAGTCAATACATTCTTGGCAGCTTGTAAATGGCCATGAACCTCTAATGCTTTCTTAAAGTGTGGTAAATTATCAGTAATTTGTTTTACCAATTTGGCATGGTCTTGGATTTTCTTTTCTTTTGCTGCAGGAGTTTTAACCTTATCAACTTCTTTTTTAGACTTTTCAGCTAAATCAGCAAGATAACCTTCAATTGATGGTTTACCACCCTCGCGCACCATTTTGTTAACATGCATTTCTAATCCAGGACCATGCCCCTCAATAGCATCCATAGCTTCAGGCTTCATACCAGAATATGCTTTTCTTACATTAGCAGAATGATTCAAGAAAGCTTGCTGCTCTTCAGCAGTATAGTTTTGCGGATTGACGTCAATTGTTGGGTCAATGTTATGGACATCCGGATGATTTCTAAAAGTATTTCTAGACTTTTCATCTAAAGCAGAAGCACCCATAGACTCTAACTTTTTACCACCGGAATACTTGGTATGTACCACAACACCAAGCTCAGCATTTTTCATTTGAGAGCCATGTTCACTGTCATTTGGCGCTGAGTAAGTGATAGTATTAGGTGTAACACTGCGCATACCATTTTTTTCTGTTACATCACCCTTGGTGTACATCAAGTCACCTTGATAAACGCCACCATTTCTTGGCATGATTTTAGGTAGGTGATCTAGTGCACCTTTTAGTTTCTCGACCAATCCAGGAGCATGACCGTGATTACGTTCGATATCTTCAGGAGTGTAGTTTATCTTAGGATCTTTATTGAAAGCAGACTTAGAAGCAACGAAAAACTTACCAGTTTCTGGATGTGTTCCAAATACAATTGATGGCGAACCATCATATTTTGTGGTTACCATGGTAGAATTATTTCTGCCAAGCAACTTGTTATGCACATCTTCTAAATGTTGAGCAGCAATACCTACACCCTCATGACCGCCATGAATAACCATGTCTTCAAGGTGAGTAAGATGCTTTAGTTTTTTCCCTTGTTCTTCTATATCTTCTAGGAGAAAATTTGAAAAGTTAATCATTACGCATGTCCTTGATAAATTTCGTGGTCGGCATGAACCTGTCTACCAAACATCTCATTGCTTATTTTTTTAGGTTCTGCTTGTGGTTTGTTTTCTACTTTTGGATTAGACTTAATTACGGGGTTAACTGGTGGCCTAGAGGTAGATTTGTCCCACATATGAACGCCTCTACGATTAACTGCAGTGTTTCCACCAGCTGGTGAAGAATCAACAACATAACTTACTCCATGCCCTGAAGGACCACTTAATGAAGTTGATATAGAACCAGGATTAGAAGTAATTTTGTATTGACCGTAAGATGATTCAAAATGTGAATCAAAATCGTTTTCTGCATCTGATATTTCAGAAACTCTTTCTGGCGCGCCTTTTTTAATTTCACCAGAAGTACTTTTCCAAGTATTTAACCTTACAACTGGCATTTTACTTTGATCTCTTCCTATATTTAATGTTTTCTTTAGAAAAGATCTTATTTTTTCTTTATTTTCCGGAGTTTGGACGTTCATGATGTTAGCCATGTGACGACCTAAAGAAACATTTGTAGCTCTTTTAGCTATTTCAGTTCTGCTGTCTCTTAATTCTTTGTATATGTTCGCAAAAGTTTCTCTGTCTTTATCATTAGCATACATTGATTTGTTTTTTTCTTCTGAAGCTTTTTCAAGAT